TGGCCGCGTGGCCAACTTGGATCGCTTCCCGCAGATAGCGAACAATTTATGATGATCGAAGATCTTTATAAGACTACAGACAAGTTAAACAAGCATATAGAAAATATGGCATTGAATAAAGTAAACATCGAATTTTTAAGAAAACAAATGGATAAAGTTTTAGAAGATATAGAAAAACTAAAAGATCAAAACAGAGAATTTAAATACACAAACGGTAACGGACAATGATAGAGAGTGTGGTAGCTTTACTTATGTTTATAAATGGAGAGATTAAAGAACACCGTATCCAAGATAATATGGCTGCGTGTCTTCGAGGAAAACGTGAAGCTGAGAGAACTTTTTCAGAATCTGTATCCTACAAATGCTACAAGGGTAAGGCAGAAACAGAGATATATATGGGAGAAAAGTCTATTAAAGCATTAATATTAGACTAATGAAGAAAGCAAATAAGAAACGTAATCCCGTTGCAAAGCAGCTTAGACATTTCAAAAGAAAAGTGATAAAGAATAAAAGAATATATGACAGGAAAAAATTTCAAAATAACAGCAGAAATAGTTAATGGTATCTGCCCAACGTGTGATGAGTACACACCTTTGGTAGGATTAACAAAACAATTTTTTAGATGTTTAACATGTGGTTCTGATTTAGAACAACATATAAATGGTGTTATAAGTTATATACCTCATTTACATAAACACACCCTTCAATCAAAACTAGACGAATATTTTAATGGCCAAGAAAGCTAAAGGTTTATACACAAAGGTTGCACATGTTCCTGTATTTCATAAGACAAGCATAGGTAGAAATCCCAGTAAAACCAAAATGAATAAACATAAAAGGCGTAGTTTTAAAAAATATCGTGGCCAAGGGCGTTGACAAGTGTCCCAAAATATCCTAGTCTCTGGATATGAAAGAAAAAACTATAACTATAAAAACAAAGGGCATATCACAAAGACAATATTCTACATTGTTGTTGGAATTAAATATAATGAAACGACAGTGGAGATCTTTTGGAGTTGATCTACAAATATCTGCTCCTAGTCTTAAAAAAATAATAACGTTAGGTACATCTAATGGATCTGATATTACTAAACGACGGATTATATAGTCTGGTATCTGTCACTAAAGAGATGATGGAGGGTGTCGAGATACTTTCTGACATCAACTGTTTTGATCTCTGTGACATACTACGATTACATCTGACAGAGTATCACGAACCATGGAACGCACACGTAATGAAGGATGACAGTGGCATTTTTTTTGGGTGTATTTGTAACTAGTCTTTTGATTTCACCCGCAGTTATTTTATTGTGGATGTGGGATAAAGAGACACCTACCCTAAAGAGGGAAAAGTAAGGGTAGGTAATGGTGAGAAGATTCTTGCCATTACCATAATTTAGCCATATTGTCAAATCGTGTCGATTGGTGTGCAGGTAAACTTAATATACATGCCGTATTTGTTAATGTCTTCACGGCCTATTTCCTCTAATTTTCTTTGTGCTTCTTCATAACCAAAATGTAGACAATCATATTTTGTATTAAATGCTTCAGGCCATTGAAAGGGTGGCATACAATCCCCAGCAACGCTAGAACAAATTATTAAACTCATTAAAATTTTCATTGACAATCCTATAATATCACCTATATATGGGTTATTAATATGAAAGGAAACACTTATGACAGACATGAGTAAATACAAAAATGTTTCTCTAACAAAAGAAACATACGCTACATTAGATAAGTTATCAAAGGTATTATTGCCCGATGCTAAATTATCTATAGCAAAGACCATCGAATCAATTGCAAATGAGAAAGCGAAGAAATTAAATGGCAAAATTAAAAAAGGGTAGAGTAAGAGCATACATCTGTGAGACATGTCACGGAAATGGGTATGTCAGGGTTGCAAAAATTAATGGTGATCCTGCAGTAGATTTTAGAGATAGAAGTGAGATCCACCAATGTTGGACTTGCGATTCGGAAGGAGAACTTTATGAGACAGTTACTGATAATCTTATCGATGACGGTCCTTCTAACAAACTGCACTAAATTAGAGTTTGATGGATTTGATCCGGTAACTTCAAGTTTAAGGTGGGCGATTACAAGTGATAAAAAACAAGATGATGCTAAATAAAATTTTACAGTATAGAAAAGGACGAGCTCCAGGTGACCAAAAATGCTACGCGCTAAACACCTC